GCTGATATGTACGGACTCGGGAGCGGAGCGAAGCGCATCGAGATCAACGCCGCGCTCCGCCCACCACGCCCGCGCCGGCTCCATATCGTCTATGTCGAGCGCGCAGGTTCCGCTTAGAGAGTGCAAGAGGCCGACACCGGCACCGATGGCTTCGATAGCCTCGGCCGGCATGGGGCTGGTGTTCCAGCCCTCGTACGTCGGTCCCTTCTTTCCCGTCGCGATGGCGCACAGCTTAAAGCCGGCGGCCTCGTAGTCGGTTAGGCTCAATGGGTGCTCCGGTTCGTTTGAGCCGCGAGTCTAGCAGCGCGGGCACTTATTGTGCAACACCCGCACCGGACCCACGGTGGTGTCAGGTGGTGGCGTCGTGCGCAGGTGAGCCCATGCCTGCAAGTTTCGTGCCAGCCATGCCTGCTTCTCGGGGCGGGCGAAAAAACCGGGGTATTTCTCTCCCTGTGGCCAAGGTCGTAAAGTCATGATAGTAACTCCTCGTCGCTTATGATGGGCTCCGCCAGCACGTGCTGGAGGTGAGCCCGGATGATATTCGCCGCGTTCTCTATCTCCCCGTTGGGGTCGCTGCGCACGCGCGCGTGGCGGCGCAGGATAATCTCCACGGACTCGATAGCGTCTCGCGTCAGGTCAAGGCTGATGTTGGAGTCGAGCCAGAGCTTCATTGCTTGGTCGCCTTGTGCAGCATGTAGGTCCACGGCAGGCGCTTGAGCAAGAACGCGCTCAATCGCACTGCGTTAAGACTCCGCCCGGCGCGATGTAAATCGCCGTCGGACACCCGTGGTCGTTTCGCTTCAGGTTTTCTTGGTCCCATGATTGCTCCTTGGTTGAGTGAGAGGCGCAGCCGCTACCAGCCGAGAGAACGGCGTACCATATTGCGGCGATCAGCAAGAATCCGCCGAGCCTTGCGAACAGCGAGTACCACATAGAACACTCCAATAGGCCCGTAGGCCGCGATGAGGATGAGAGCCGGCCAAGCCGACTTAATAGGCCCATGATGGAACAGCAAAGGCGTTACTCCCCCATTGTGTTGCAAAAGCGTTGGCTACCGCCTCAGGCGTGCGACTGCGCCAGTACCAGCGGTCCGGGCCGGGGCTGGTCATATGCACGCGGTGCGCCACCTTGGCGGGTTTGCGGTGTGTTGGGATCAGCGCCGGCAAGCCGCGCGTCCACAGGCAGGTAGCCTTGGTCTCCGGGTCGCCAAACTGCCACGGCTGGATGATTTGCGGCAGCGGCAGCTTTGGCCCGCGCAGCTCGCGAATGCGAGCGTCGATAGTGTCAGCCGCCATGCCATGCATGATTGGATTCTCTATGGCCACACGCGGTATGTCGAGACACCAGAGCCGGGCGAAGAATGTGCACGCAGCGTCCATGGCGTCGTACCTGGCCAGGTCCAAGTTGTCCGTGCCGTCCGCGTACTCGATGCGCTTGCCGCCCTCGTACATCCAGCGCACGCCCGCGTTTGTCAGGTAGGTGCACGGCGGATGCGCAATCATCAGGTCCCAAGGTTCGCCGGCCCACCCCTCGGTGAACCATAGCGCGTCGCCCTCAAGGTGGTACGCGGGCCAGCGCTGGACGTGCCACGTCTCCGCCCATTGCGCGGGGCTGAAGCCGGGCACGTCCGAGTCCGGGCCGAGTATGTCGCAGGACCAAGCGTCGTGCGCTAGGTCGCGGAACGCGTCTCGGACGCGCCCCGACACTTCACACGCGATTAGAACGTGCACTCGCGTTCTCCAATGCGTCGTCCGCCTCACGCAACGCGCGTTGTATATCGGCGAGCGTCCACGGTTCGTCGTCCGCTATGGTGCGCAGCCATGCTGCCGCTGTGCGCAAGGCAACATCGTGCTCTTTGAGTCGAGCGCGCAGCCAGCGCTCCGTGGCGTATGAGTTCGCCATGTTTAGCCAACCTCCGGTGGTTCAGTGTCCAAGGTGGCACCCCACAGCGCGCCGAAAGCTAACAGCCAACGCGCGTGCGCCGGGTAGGCGTGCGCTAGGTCGTCCGCGCTCTCGTACGGGATGCCGTTGTCGCGGCAGTAGGTTTCGAGCAGCGCGCACAGCAATCCGACCTGCCCCGCCCTGACCAGTTCATCCTGGCCAGGCGGCAGATCCAGCTCGCTGTGCGCGATGCGCTTCTCTGCGTCCGTGATGCCGGTCGCGCGTTCAATCAACTCGTGTATGTACTGCATTACTTTGTCCTCGTGCGCTCGCGGCCGGAGCCGAAAACGCTTGTGGTGAATTTGGGACCGGCGAACCCGGCCGCCGGAAGCGCCGCGTTGGCGCGCTTCTTGGCCCGTGCCGCGTCGCGCTGTGCCTGCCAGTTGGGATTGAAGCCGAGCCGATTGATACGCGCCATGCGGCGCCGCCTCGCACGCTCGCGCGCCTCGGAGTTAGACTCCTGAATCGTGCCGCACTCCCGACACTTGAGCGCAACGTGAAGGGTATCCGTGCCGCATGTGGCGCACGGGACCATGTGGAAGTTACGGATGCTCACGGCCGCACCTTGATGACGTGCACCATGCCGCCTGCGGCCCACGTGTACGTTTTCCCGTCGCGCTTCGTAATGACCTTGCCGCGTGGCGTCGCGCCCGTGACGGTGTACTCGTGTCCGCGGTGCAGGAACGTTGTGCCGAGCGGTGGCAGATCCAGGCCAGGATGCCGGCTGAGTTCTTCGCCTCGCGCGTTGCGCGTGATGGTTGGCATTGCCATTACGTTGCGCAGCCGGTCGTATGCTTGCGTCTCGCGGCTCTCGCCGCCGGGCAATACGCCAGTCAGCTTGAATGTGAACGCGCCGGCCGGGCTGAACGTGCACCGGCCTAGCTCGATGGTGAGTCCGGGGTTAGTGTCTCGCACCGCGCCTAGCACGGTATCGAGTTCAGTTCGCAGCGCTTCTAACGCGCGCCGCTGCGTTGTGGTGGTGGTCATCGTGGGGGCTCCTTTGTGGTGGGGAGAGTATCACGCGCCGCGAACACCGTGCTACGGTGTGCCGACAACGCGTCGTGTTGGATTTGACAGAATGCAATGTGCCGGGTCGAGTCGCTGGCACAGCCGCACGGTGTACGGAACACCTTGTCCCGTGGCTTCAGTCCGGTCGTGTATACGGGGCCGCCGGGCGCGCTGTGCTCCGGGGGCGGCGCCTCGGCTGGCTTGGCCAGGCCAGGTTCCTCAGTACGCACCGGGGCAACTCCAGCCGCCACGGCATCCGGCAAGCTTGCATGCTTTGCACGTTTTGCGCTTTGTCGCGCGCTTGCTCTTTGTCGCGCGCTTCACAGCACGGCCGCCAGTATCAAGCGGACGAAGGTCCACGCCATTGCGAGCGCCAAGCCTAGCGCCAATGCGTAGGTCAGAAGCGCCACTATGATCACGGCGCGCATGGCGCCGGTAAGGTCTAACTTGGTCATCTTCGTATGCTCCGTGTGAGTGAGAACAACCAAGGGCCCGAATCGCCCGGACCCTTGAGTGCGTCACTCGTTGTTGGACGTGATGCCGTGGCGCTTCCGCAGCCATGCCACGTAGGCGCTGTCCTCGTCTTCATGGCCGTCTACGTCCAGCGTAGGCCCGGCGCCGTAAGTCTTCTTGCGTGTCTCCGGGTAGTCCCAGTGCCCCGTGACAACGTTGTAGCGCTTGCCGGCAGCGTACCCGTAGTCTCCCGCCAGCATGCGCGCGGGCTCCGTGGGCGTGCGCTTAGCCTTGACCCACGTCCGCGAAAGCGCGTCGTACCAGTCGGCAGGATCAGCGAGCCCGCAGACGGCGCTGGCCTCAGCGTCGGCCGGGCCGGGTACGTACTCAAGACCGTCGTCGTCGTCGCCGTCGGGGAGCGAGTAGGTGTTCGAGTACCACACGCCGTCCAGCCATTCGCCCGCGTGCTCGTTCAGAATGTAGAACGTGGAGCCGTGGAGCACGACGAATTTGTTGTTGTAGCCAATGTCCTTTTCGACCTCGCCCCAGTACGTGGACTCCTGGCCAGGACACTCCTCCGGGATATCCTGCAGCGCACCGACGTAAAGCGCGGTGTCCGACAGCGCGCCCGTAGCCTTGTGCGCGTACTGCCCTAGCACGCCATTGTGCATGACGTGAGCGCGTCCGTCCGCGGTCGTGAAGGGGTGGCACATGGCGAGCGATGTCTCGCCGTGCGTCGTGTAGCGCCAGTGCACCGCGTGCGCTACGCCGTCCGCACTGAGCGCGGCCGAGTAGCGGCGCGCACGCTTCAGTTGCTTCTTGCCGTAGAACTTGCGCACGCCGTCGCGCGCTGACATCACGCCCAAGCCGTCGCGGTTCACCGCGTGAGCGTAGTCAAAGGTCAAGCGCGGCACGGCCGAGCCTGAGGGAACGTAAGCTATGAGACACATCAGAGTTACTCCTGGCCAGGATTAGGCCGACTGGTTGTCGTTGAGAAACTTGGAGAGATTAGGGTACGCGCCCGCGCGCTCCATGATCCAGCGCCGCATGTTGGCAGGTTTCTCGATATCGAGCATGGAGGCGTCGCGGCAGTAGATGCACAGCGCGTGGCAGAATTCCAGATTCTTCATGATGCGACTGTGGCGCGTGTTGCCGCGGAAGATCCGCAGTTCAAGCGTACCATGTTCCGTGCCAATGTTGAGCGCGTCGTAATGGTCGCTGTGATCGTGCGGCCGGTTAACGTCGGTGACCTTCTTCGCTGAGCGTTGGCAGTATGACGTGGCGGAACGCTGTGCCACTAACTCTACGAACCGCTGCATGGTAGGTGAGTTAATCAGTACCAGCATCTTACCCACCGTCAGCGCGCTGAGCGCCTTGCGGTTTATGTGGACGTGCATGCCGCAGTTTTTGGTGTTCGCGCCAGCCTTGGCGCCTACTTCTTTGAGCGCGTGCGCCACCTTGCGCCACGGTATGCGGCGGCCTGTGTGATGCTGCTCAAGGGTCTGCGGGACCGTGATGATTTCCACGCCACAGTCGAGCGAGCCGTCGGCCGCGAGAATGTATGCGCCGCCAAGCTCGCCGTTGTGGCCGTTACGGCCGCCTAGCGCCGCGGCCAGCGCATGCTGCCCCGCGTTGGTGTTATCGCCGGGCTCAGTCTCAAGCTCGACGCCAAAGCACAGCGCGTCGGGAGCCGTCTCGCCTGGCCAGGAATGCCGCCCCAGTACGTTCGTACCGTAGCGGTAGATGGTGCCGTCGTCGTCCGCGGGCAGGTCGTCTGAGCCTTGCTCCTCCTCCTCCTCCTCAGGCTCGAAGTGATACTCGCCGTCAGACTCCCAGTAGTGGGCGTTTTCCTCCGCCCACCTACACGCTACCGTTTCGCCGTCCACGGTTGTTACGTCATCGCTACACCATAGCTGCGACGTGCGCTCGCAGTAGTAGGTGTCCGACGCGCAGTCAGCGCACCATGTGGCGCTGTTAGACCGGCCGGTAGACGTGCGGTAATGAACCTCGGACCAATCGTCGTCTGACGGCCCGACGTGGCTGCAATGCTCGCACGTGTTCGTTTCGGGCTCATACCGGCCCGAATCGTACTCAAAGCGGGCACCATCGCTCGACGTGCGCCACAAGTACCGCGCATCCCCGAATACAGCGCGCTGAGGCGCCGTCAGTTCCACGGCGTGCCACGGCGCATCTTCGCCGGCCGCAGCTATGATGCTGTACGCGTACGGGCCGCGCCAATCGGTGCGACGCCAACCGCCGGCCGCGGACGCCGTGCCGTCAATGCGCTGCACAGTGCGCGTAATGGGCTCGCGCCTAAAGCCGGCCGCAATGGCCATGCGTACCGCGGCGCGCAATGCGGAGAATGCCGCTATGCGCTCCGCGCGCTCCGTGTCTAGCGGGAGCGGCGCTTGTGTGTCGGTCGTCATCTATCGTTTCTCCTACTGTGAGCCTACTGGCCAAGGCCCTGCCGCGTTGGCAAGGCCCTGAGCCGCTAGACTTACTCCAAGTCTCCGAAAGCGACGTTGCGCCCGCCGCGGCCGCCGGGAGTGCGTGCCGTGTAGCGCATGCTGCAAGGGTCGTCGTCCATCACAACTTGAACGTTGCTGTACCCGCCAGCGGTGGCGTGCGCCACTACTGCGGCCATTGCCTCTTTGCCGGTAGCGAACGTCTCCGTGCGCTCTACGGCAAACTTGCCGGTCAACGTTGCGAACTGTACGCGTACCATTGTCGTGTGCTCCGTGTGAGTGAGGATACTGGCCAGCGCACGCTCCGGGCGCATGCGCTGAGCCGCTAGCCTCTCAGCGCGAGCGCCGCGCAGACTGCCGCTGTGATCCAAGCCGAAACGAGTGCGAGAGTAAACATGTGAATAGCCTCCGAGTGAGTGTGTTCAGGAAACGTGTCGCCGCGCGGTTCACAGCGCGGCCGTGAGCAGTTCGAGCGCCGCGAGCGCGGCCCGGTTGCGGTCCGTGAACACCTTGAGGGTGACACAGCGCACCGCACCGTTGACGAACAAGGCGCCGCGGAATCCGCCGGCAGTAGGAAGTACTTTCGCTTTCATGGTCATTTGCTCCGTTGTGAGTGAGGACACTGGCCAGCGCACGCCATGTGCGCATGCGCTGAGCCGCTGTGCTCAGCCGTCCGAGCCTACCAGCGCCTTGCAGTTCGCAATGATGCGCTGTGAGGTCTCGCTGCCATCGAGAGCCTGTCCCAAGGCTTCCAGCGCCTTGGCGGCAAGCGCCGCACCGCTCAGCACGGTCTGCGACCGCTCCGTGCGCATGATCAGCTTGGCGACGTTCGTCGCGGCCGTCACGGTGTGTAGGGATTTGGTGAGTGCCATCTTCGTGTGCTCCGTTTGTCCGCGCGTGTGCGCGCGTAAGTACTTGCACCATCCGTGCCAGCGCAGGTTTTCTCTGGTAAATCAACCACATAGGTTTTTGTGGCCTCGCCAATGTGACGCAAAGTGTCAAGTTTTTCGACATTTAGGGTCACAAAGTGACAAGGATTGTCACAGCTGTGAGACGGTTCACGGTTTGCGAAAATCCCGTTACTCCCGTATATCCCGACAAATCCGCCCGTTTGCTATCGCGGCCTAAAAATAAATATATGCGTCAATAGGTTATTATTTAACATGATATAACGGTATAAAGGGATAAAGCAACAAATCGCTCTTTGCAATCAGGCGCTTAGCGCGTACCGTCACGTTGTACCGTATCAGTACCGTTACGCTGGCACGCTTTGTGCATGCTGGCACGCTTCTTGCATACCGCTCGCAAGAATCGTGCCAACGCTATGTCAAACCAGGGCGCGGTGCCGGCTCGCGTCGAGCTGCGCGTCGAATATGCGAGGGGTAATGAGCCGGGGGTGGGAGCCCCTTTTGGTACTGGCGGGTGGCGAGGAGCGAGCCGGCACGTAGTCTCTGCGCGCCACGACAAACCGCTCCAAGTTCGGAGCTCGGAAGGGGTTCGCTTCGCTGCCGATTCGTGATTCCCGAATAGCCATCGGCGCTCCGTAATGAACACCCCCACCCGTCACTCGCGAGGGACCCAAAGCACGTCGCTATTTGCAGACGCCGGGGGGTGTGCTAGGTTCGAGACTCGGAGGCTGCTCTCGATTCCACAAAAGCTACGAGGTCACGTCAATGCACGCACTGATGGGTTCCCAAGTAAAGTCGCTGCTGCTCATCGCATCGCAGTTGAGCGGGTACCCAATCCCGCAGAACATTCCAGATCCAGTCGTCATCTCGGTCTCGGCGCCAGAGATGGCGAAGGACGAGTGCGGCGGGGACGACGGGTTGTCCGTCATCATGTGCCCCATCTTGGGATTCTACGAATGGCCAATCGCCAGCGGTAAAGACGCGCGGCCCGAGCGCATCTGGGTGCGCAGCGACGCGGGGTCCGACTCGCAGAACGCAATCACCGTGCACGAGCTGACCCACTGGCTCCAGTGGCACAACGGGTTCCATCCCGATCAGTGCCCCGAGAAGTACCAAGTGGAGTACCAGGCGTACACCGCGACGCTGAAGTACCAGATCACGTACGAGGGCGTGCCGATTCCCGAATCCTATTCGACGCCCGGCGTTGAATGCCCCACCCAACCGGAGAAAACCAAATGATGAGCCTCATTCGCTACACCCTCGCGCTCGTGTTCTCCCTTGGCCTGCTGACCGGCTATTGGCTCGGGTCGTATGTTCACCGGGACATCAAGATCGAGTTCCAGGCTGCTCCACGTCCGGGGGCGCAGGCGCCGACGATGCTCAATAAGCCTTACTTCCAGAGAACAGAAGCGCTTGTCGGGCCGCTCAGCGAGTCGCCGCGAGGTGTTGAGGAATCACTTTAATGATCGTGAAGTGGCTCGGGCTCCACTGGTACTTCGGGCCGCCGGAGGACGAGAAGGAGGACTGCTTCCCGCGCTGGTTGTGCTTCACCCTCCAGTGCACGGCTATTGCAGTGCTTGCAATGCTCTGGGTTAAGTACATGGCCGCCGAGCTTGAGACTGCCAGCAACCCTCTGATACATTACGAGGATGTCGAGCCCACCACGCCGCAAGTCGATTGACGCCCACGCCCGTGAGCACGGGGAGCGCGCCATTGAGGTGCTCGCCGACATCATGGACAACACGGCGGAGGAGACGAAGGACCGCATCCGGGCCGCGGAGGCCATCCTCGACCGGGGCCACGGCAAGGCGTCGCAGGCCATAATCGCCATCCCGGCGCAGCAGCGCCAGCGGCAGGCGGCCGCGCTGTACACCGACGCCGAGCTCGACGCCATCATTGACGCGGAGTGGGAGGCCATCGAGCGCCGCGCCCTGCCCGCACCAGCCAAGGACCCGTTACTGGAATGACCGAAGCCGAACGCCCCGCACTGACCCCCGCGCAAGCTGCCACCGAGAAGCTGCGGCGCCAGAGGGCCAACAAATCGCTTGCAGAGTACTCGCAAGTCTTGGACATCCCCGGCGTGCCCATCTTCGGGCAGGACGAGGACGACCCGCTGGACGAGGTGGAGGACGGCGAGCGCAATCTGATCGAGACGAAGCCGACGCTCTACACGCCCATCGACGAGCGCGTCGCGCTGCACCACCTCGTGATGATGATGGCCATTCAGGAGTGCATCGAGACCCCGCGCGGGCGGCTGATGATCTTCGCCCCGCCGGGCAGCGCCAAGAGCACGTACGGCTCGGTCGTCGCCCCGTCGTGGGCCATGGGGCGCAAGCGCAACCAGCAGATCATCCTCGGCAGTTACGCCACGGGGATCGCGGCCAAGCAGTCGCGCAAGGTTCGGGCCATCGTCAAGCAGAACATCTACACCTCGCTGTGGGGCTCGCGGCCGCGGCTGTTAGATGACCAGCGCGCGGTGGACGACTGGCAGCTCACCAACGGCTCGGGCATGATGGCGGCTGGCCTGCTCGCCGGAATTACGGGTAACCGTGCAGACGGATTTGTCATAGACGACCCGGTAGCAAACCGCGAGCAGGCCGACTCCTCGGCGATATGCGAGAAGATTTATCAGGAGTACATCGACACGGTTCTGACCCGAGCGAAGCCCAAGATGTGGTGCCTGCTCATTCAGACGCGGTGGTCCGAAATGGACCTCGCCGGTTCCATCCTCCCAGAGAATTACGAGGGCGAAAGTGGACTCATACATTGTCGAGACGGACAGTACTGGAAAGTGCTCTGTATACCTGCGAAAGCAGAGCGGGTTGATGATCCTCTTGGCCGTAAACCCGGTGAGTATCTCTGGCCAGAATGGTTTCCTCGTGATCACTGGCGCTCATGGGAAGATAATCCGCGAGCCGCTCGCACGTGGAACGCATTGTTCCAGCAACGACCGGCTCCACTAGCCGGCATCCATTTCCATCGGGACATGTTCCGCCTTTACGATCCAGACCTCCCGCGCGTATGACCATTCAAACCTACAGTGACCTCGACGCGTTGCCGTCATCGCTGCGCATATACGGCGCCAGCGACTACGCCACGATGGAGCCGGAGCCGGGCAAGAAGGAGCCCGACTTCACCGAGCACGGTGTGGTCGGGATCGACGCTATCGGGGACCTCTGGTTCATCGACTGGTGGTACGCGCAGTGCGAGACGGACAAGGGCATCGCGGCGTTCCAGAAGTTCGTCGGGATCTACCGGCCGACCCGGTGGTTCAACGAAGGCGGGCTGATCGACAAGGCCATCGGGCCGTCTATCCGCCAGTCCATGCGCCTCGCCCAGAAGTTCGTCCTGATCGAGCAACTACCCTCCATGACCGACAAATCGGTCAAGCTTCAGGCGTTCCACGCCCGCGCGGCGGCCAAGACGGTGCACTTCCCCATCAAAAGGGCTTGGACCGACCACGTGATCGACCAGCTCATCAAGTTTCCGGGGGGTCGTTGGGACGACGCGGCCGACGTTTGCGGCCTGATTGGACGCGGCGTAGACAAGATGCACGAGGCCAATATACCATTGCCGAGTCGTAGGCCCCTCCTCATCCCGTTTACCGAGGAATGGTTGACCTACAACGACCGCAACCAGAAACCGAAGGTAAGGTACTTCTAGCATGACGACTTCGGGCGCAGACAACGGCCTCCATTCAGGAATGGCCGGCATTCAGACTGATCCGACGCAAGCGGCTGGTGGCGGCATGGACTCGCAGGGCGTGGATCAGCCCCGCGGTCAATCGGGGGCTGATCCAAAGGAGGAGGCCCTCGTCAAAAAGTTCTGGGCGACGTACGATCTGGCCCGCAAGTTCGATGAGAACTTCCGCAAACAGGTCGCCATCGACCGCCGCTACGCCGCCGGCACCTCGGACCTGGCTTGGGCGGTGACAACCAACCTGATCGGCGCCTTCATCGACATCCTCGTGTCCATCCTCTACGCCCGCAACCCGGACGTGAGCATCAAGAAGGCCCCGCAGGTAAACGAATCCAACACGATGCCCATGGATCAGTTCGCCAAGACGCTCGAAATCGTCGTGTCGAAGCTGTGGGAGCGCGGCAAGCTGAAAAAGCAGGCCCGCAAGAGCGTACGCGCGGTGATGAGCACCGCCGAGGGCTGGCTCAAGGTCAACCTCATCAGCGAGAAGGTCCCGCAGCCTCAGACCGAGAAGGCGCTGAACGACGTTCAGGAGTCGCTCGGCCACCTCCACGCGCAGCAAAAGCTGTTGGAGGACCCGAAGGGCATGACGCCTGACCAGATCGACGCCGCAATCGCCGAGAAAAACGCCCTCCAGCTCAGTCTGACCGAGAAGATCGAGCTCGCGATCAACAAGCTGCTGTGTATCGACTTCATTCCGTGCGAGCGCATGCAGGTGGCGACCAATGTGTCGGCCATCGAGGACTACCTCGACGCGGATTGGTGCTCCAACGAGGAGTACATCGACAAGGAGGAGGCGCTCGCGCGCTTCGACAGACTCACTGCTGAGGATGTGAAGCAGGCGAAGCTCTACTACCAGCAGGAACCGAAGGAGCTGACGACTCGCGACATCGACAACGTACTCCCTCAGGGGATGTTGACCGCGGAAAGCGCGCAAGCTTTCGTGTCGCACCAGTCATCGCCCGAACAGCCGGCGTTTTTGCGCGTCATTGAGAGCTGGAACCGCAAGGACAAGATGATTCGCACCGCCGTGGACGGAATCAAGAAGTGGGCGGTCGAGCCGTACGCGCCGCCGTTGCCCACGAGCCGCTTTTTCCCGTATTTTTACCTCTCGTTCTACGAAGTTGACGGTCAGCGTCACGCGCAGTCGCTCTCGTGGCGCCTGTACAAGCTTCAAGACGAGTATTCGGCCACCCGAAGCAACTTCCGCATCACGCGCGAGCGGTCAATCCCCGGCGTGCTGTTCAACGCGACGATGTTGGACGAAGTGGAGGCCAAAAAGCTCTCCGAATCGAAGCATCAGGAGTACACCGCGCTGCGCCCGGCCGACCCGAGCATCCCGGTGGCCAACTTGTTCGCGCCGAAGCCCGTTGTGGGCATCGACCCGCGCCTTTTCGACCCAACCTACATCCTGAACGACATGGAGCGTATCTCCGGCGTGCAGGAAGCTCTCAGTTCAGCGATCAACGGACCCGGCAATCCCCGGACAGCAACCGAAGCCAATATTCAGCAGGCCGGCACGAACGCGCGTACGTCCGCTGATCGCGATTACCTCGAAGGCATGCTCACCGACCTCGCGCAGTACACCGCGGAGCAGGCCCTCCAGTCCTTGACCATCCAAGACGTGCAGCGCATGGCCGGCCCGGCCGCGTTCTGGCCCGAAGGCATGAGCATCGAGGACATTTTCACGCTGGTGGAAATCAAGATCGAGGCCGGCTCGACCGGCAAGCCGCGCATGGGCGGCGATCAGCAGTCGTGGGCGACCACGCTGCCGCTGATCAAGCAGACGCTCGGCGAAATCCGCGCGGCGCTCGCCACGGGCGACACCGCGACGGCGACTTCGCTCACCGAGCTCATCAAAGAGACGATGCGCCGCCTCGGCGACGAGACGGACCCGGATCGCTTCATTCCGAAGCAGCCGCCGCCGGGCTCGCCCGGATCGGGAGCGCCGCCGCCGGCCGCGCCGATCAAGACCACGGTCCAGATCAAGGGCATGATCGACCCGGCCACCAGCGCCGCGTTGGTCGCCCCCGCAGTCACGCAGGATCAGATCCACAACGCCGCGATTGCCGCGCTTCAGCGGCCGCAGGCGCCGCATCCCGAAGCAGGCGCTCCGGGCTCAGGCGGCCCCGCGCCCGAACCAGTTCCAGCACCGCCGGCCCCTTCACCGGGACCACCCATGCCCCAACAGTAAGGTAACAACATGACCGAGCCAACCACACCGTCCCTAATGGACGTAATTGATCATGCAATCGAAACAGGCGACACCAGCGGAGGACTTGAGGCGACAGTGGAGAGCGATCCCGCTGGCGAAGGCGAGCCTTTGGATGGTGGTAGCGATGTGGCAGACAGCCACGATACGGACGCTGCTGGATCTACTGAGGGCGATGATCAAGGCGGAGAACCGGACGCGGGAGAGGGTGAACACCCTGACGCGAGCGGCGAGGATAAAGTACGTGACCCCGCTACCGGAAAGTTCGTCAAGAAGGACGAGCCCAAGGCCGGAGACAAACCCGGAGAAAAGCCGGGTGATCCCAATGCAGCGGCCAAAAAGCCCGCCGACCCGATAAACGACCCGATCCCGAAGGACCTCAAGAAGGAAACTCAGGATCGCATCCGTTCGCTGGTCTCCACGACGAAGGAAGTGACCGCGCAGCGCGACGCCGTGGCCAAGGACTTCGACTACATGATCGAAGGCATCAAGGCGACCGGCACCACGCCCGAGCAGTATGGCGAGCTTCTGTCGTTCATGGCGCTGTTCAACAGCAACGATCCGGCGAGCCAGACGAAGGCGCTGGAGCTGGTGGAGAGCGTGGCCGACCGGCTCGCGATGCTGCTCGGTAAAGGCCCGCGGCGACCTCAACGCACTGGAAGCCGAGCTCTCGAAGAACGACCCGCAGTACGCGGCCAAGAAGGCGCAGCTTGTGCCGATCCTGAAGCCGATCTTCGCCAACATCCCGCCGAGCCAGTGGAAGGCCCGCTTCGCCGAGGCGTACGCCAACGTGCAGATCGCGCGGCGCTCGACGGTGCCCGCACGCCAGCCGATGCGCGGCGGCGGCAGCTCCGGCCCGGCCGGCGGCAAGGGCGGCAGCGGAATGTCATCTGGCCCGGGCTCGATGCTCGACGCCGTGAACGAAGCTCTCAACAGCATGGGTAAATAACATGACGACCCCCACAATCTTGATCGCTACCCCCACGCGGGGCCGCTCCATGGACATCGAGTACTGCGTAGGCATGATGACCTCCGCCAGCAAGCACCACGCCGC